TATAATTGTTTACAAGTATGTGTACATAGAAAGTATTAGAAGAGATACTCGGTCTCTATAGTGATAAGCCCTTTACTTTGAAACCTACCTTGCCTACTTTTACAACGCCTTTAACACCTTTGAACCCTACCTTCACTACCTTCACTATTAAAGTATCCTGCACCATGAACAAGATATTTAATAGTATCCTCAACCTCTACCAAGCTGCTTACTACACTTCTAAAGGGTGTCCAGTGAGCAGTGAAGTAGCTGCGTTAACCACCTTCTATGGACCTCACAAGACCTTACGCCCCTACCTTGTGGCTATAGTAGCTGACATGAAACAACTACGCCAAAGATCTTTACGTGCATTGTATGGTAAATGGAATAAGACCTATGGAGAACCACTTGCTACTACTTTAAACCAATGCATTACCTTGACCCGACCTACCCCCTTGGCTCCTGTTCCTGTTTCTTCTGGTTTGGCTCCTGCCTCCGTTAGTGCTATATGCGCAGAAGAAGCTGAATGGGATCCATTGAAACCTGATGTATCCTACAACATGGATACTGCCTCTACTCTACCTTATGGTCCTACTACCCCACCTCACACTACTCCTACACCTCCCGTGAAATGCACCTTACTTACTATATTAAATGAAACACCTAAACCTACTACCTTACACAAATTTCAAGACTTAGTGGTTGCTTATGTTCATAAAACCAATTTGGCTAAAACTAAGAAAGCCATTCAAAAACATACAGAAGCTGGTTGTCGACCTTGTGTAATACCTAGACAAGTTGTAGCTACCTTATCTAGGGAATCACAAGAAGACCCAGTTAGTGACGTAGTCGCGGCTCCTGTATTGTTTACTTCACCTTACCAAGAAGTAGCAACCACTGTGGATTACAATGAATTTGAAGATGATGATGACGATGATTTGTTTAGGGAACCTGCTCCTGTACCTGTACCTGTACCTGTAAGAACCAATATATTAGATACCATGACCATGGATGAATTAGAAGATAGAATGATGGAACCTGTAAACCATGTAGTACCCACCACTTACAGATGGACTACTGAAAGCCAAGAGACCACCAACAAGAGATTGTTAAGCGGTCTAACAAAAATTGAAATAAACTTTGATGCTACCATTGCTAAACCGCTTATTAGCTCTGGTACTGTAGAGTTAGATTCAATATATGTTAGAAGCAATCTCTTAACGGTAGGACTCAGACGCTACTTCAGATATCAACCTGTAAGACCTGTGGAACTTAATGAAGTTTACATAGTAGAACCTATAGATGTGCCTGAAGTACCTGTCACCTATACTAGACTTGAAGATGTGCCATTCAGACCTGCCAATCCTACTAGCCCTACTTATGAAGCCTTCTCTCCACCTGCCCCTGAACCAAGTATTGAACCACCTATTATAGAACCTCCTATGCTTGTACCTGTTATAGCCCCTAGCATATTACTTGCTACCCCTGAAGTTAGATCTGAAGTAAGAAGAAGCAGAGAGCCACCTAGAACTCCGCCTAGACTACCACCTAAGATGAAAGCTGCTGCCGAACCTAAATTAGAAGTGTGTCACAGAGATCCACCTATGTTAGGTAGAAGCCCATCTAGAAAATCCTTTAGATTACATTGGCCTCACAACAAAGAGGATCGCTTAGGTATGTACACTAAAATGTTTCTAGATTATGCTGGATGTTTGCCTACAGATATCATGTTCCTTATCATCTCCCACATTGGCTTAGTGAAGAACAGCCAACAAACCTGGACTGAACCTGTAGATACCACTTATTGGAGAGGAAGATACAACTATTGGAGAACTGAATTAGATAGTATCATGATGAGTTCTGGATATGAGTTACCACCATTTGGTTATCACTCTCATACTAGATCCTATGCCAATTCCACCTTTCCTGGTTTGAACTGCTACCAAAATGAAATGAAACATATTAATGATGAATGCTACAGAATGAAATGCTTTATGGAAGCAGAATGGAAGGATTTGAAATATATTAGAGATGAGAATGTTATTAGTGCAGAACATCAATTAGAAGAATACATAAAAAGGTTCAAATATTTAGTGGAGAAACTACGCAAAAGATTTAAAAATGTTAAGAAAGACCAATCTAGGTTATTAGCTATGGCAGAACCTGTATTAGAAAAAGAACATAAAGATGATGAACCCCTACCTGTAGTATCAGGTTGCAAAATCATATTAGGTAATCAAGAGCAATATATGGAGGAAAACAATTTAAGTGATAGTGACTTTGAAGAAGAAGGTTTAGATTTAATAGGGGGTAGTAGACCCTTCATACCCAATCTACATGCTAAGAAAAACAAAAAACAAAGAAGATTAACCCCAGAAGAAGAAGCTAGAAGACAAGCAGAAGAAAGAGCTAGAGTTGCAGAAATTAGAAGAATAGAAGCAGAAGATATGGTAGCTAATTTAGTGCCTTCTATGCCCCATACCTACTACTCCTCCGATTTATACAGTCCTCTATATCCACATGGTATTGCTGGGTTTAGAGATACAGATATACAAGCCATTGCCAGAAGAAGAAGAAGACAAGAAGACCTATCTATCGCTTTAAGAAGACAAAGAGGAATACCTAGAAGAATACCAAATAGAAGTTCAAGACCTCCAACTGTAGATGACCAAATCAGACCCTTATCCCCAGAACGAACTCCTCCAGCACCTGAACCTTCTATTTCACCTAGATTCCCATTCCGTGTACCCCCATCCAGACCATTACCTGCTTTACCTCCAGCACCTACTATGGAAGAAATTGAAGAAGAGGAAGAAGAGTTTGATCCATTTGCCATCTTAACACCACCATCAGAAGAAGAAGAAAAGAAAGAATATAAAGAAGAAAAAGAATATAAAGAACCTAGAATTGAAATCTATGATCCATTCAACCAAATTGTAGGAAAGTTTGATTGGGAAGATGAACAAAGTGGCATGATGTTACCTGAATTTGTACAAGAAAACTATGCCCCACCAGGTTGGACTGTATCCTTAGGTAAAGGTCTAGGTAAACCTATCACCTTTATAGATGAAGAAGGTAGATATGTGGCACCTCCAAAAAAGAAAATGGGTAGACCTCCAAAATATGGTCCTGAACTTCCTCCTCAACGTCCTGGTCGACCTAGAAAAGAATATAGAAGAAAAGTATTAAAAGTAAATGCATTAGGTCAATTGGAAGAAGTAGAAATTGTAGAACGTGGTATTGGATCTAGAGAATTTGCCAAGAGATCTAGACAATTACAAAGAGGTGTAGAACAGATGATTAGAAACAGAAGACAAAAACCAAGTCAAAGAGTAAAAGAAAGAGCCATTGCACTTAATATCCCTGGTTTATCGGATCATCTTACTGATGTCTATAAAAGATCCATTAGAATGAGACCTGGCCAAAAATTAACCTACTTTGGTTTCAAATTTGAACCTCTCAAACAATTAATGCGTGGACCTGACTTTGCTATATCTGAATTTGCTACCTCCACTATGGTACATGCACTTGACATGTTTCAAAGACAAACCCTCCATTTAGAAGACTTTTTAAGAAGATCATTAGATAGACCACTTAGTATGTGGCGTATTATCATCATCTACACCAATCAAAATGGTCAACATATTACCTCTACCACTTGGGCAGGTAGTTTTGAAAGATGTTACAATTTAGCTCAAGCCAGAATTGCAGAATTAATGGGTAGATATGGTGAAGATAATATAGTAATAGATAGATGGGAAGTTAGAGTTAGAATTATGAGAGGTCAACAAGTTTTAGCGGGTGGTAGAAACACTATATTAGATGAAAAACTGAAGACCTTGGAATCTAAATGGGTAGTAGTGAATCCTAAATCTAAAACTAACTGCTTATGGACCTCGGTAGCTATATGTTGTGGTTTTCAAGCCTCTCCTGATCTGATACATAATAGAAAAGCTCAAAATAGAGCAGGTATCAACTTAAAAAGAAAAGTAGGTACAAGAAATGAAAAAGGTGGTACTGAAGAAGACTTAGAGAAATGTGCGACCTATAAAAGTTTAAATATAGTAGTACACAATCAAGCAGATGAGGTCATCACTCAAATTGTACCTAGAGGAGATGCAGTTGGAGATATACATGTAATGTTACATTTAGGACACTATCACTCCTTGCTACCTAAAGACAACCAAGTCGTAAAAGATAATGTAACTTTAATGGTAGATGCTGAACCTAGACCTCTTCAAATGATTAAACAACTTAAAAAAGAATTTACACCCCGCAAAATCTGTACCTATGATCTTGAATCCTACAAAGAACCTATGAAAATAAAAGGTGAGATATTAGAAGAAATTGACCAAGTAGCATATGCAATAGGTTGGGCAGTAGAAATTCAATCAATTGGGGAATGGACCTATATGTTAGAACAAGGATATGAAGTGATACCTGCAGACCTTGGCTTTGAGAAAATTAATATTGCCTACAAAAGATTACTTGGTGATACTTGTTTAGATGATGCTATACATGAATGGATGCATTTACCAATATTTGATCAAGCTGTCTTCTATGCACATAATGGTGGTAAATTTGATCTTAGATTAATACTTGGTCAATCTGATCTATTATATAGAGGCAATTATGTGGCAGTACCTGAAAAATTAATTGAATTAAATGGTAGACTTATTAATATGGATGTGAAGAACACCTTTATGGAATATACCGAACCTGATGGTAAAACTAGAAGCCATTACATTAGTTTCAGAGATAGTTTACCATTATTTGGACCTGATGCCTCCTTAGCTAAATTAACCACTGAATTAAATGTACCACACAAGAAATTAGAAGAAAAGATCAACGTACATGATATGCAATTTAAAGATACCTGGGAAGCAAATTGGCAAAAATATGAAATGGATATCTACCTTAGAAATGATGTGATTGGTCTTCTTGAGGTCTTGATTAAATTTAATAAAGAAGTGGTTGAAGGTACCCAAATCCCTATCTCCAGTGTCAATACAGGTGCCTCCCTTTCCAAAAAATATTATCTCAAACATCATTACCACAATCAAAATGAAGAAGGTATTAACGATCCTACCCTCTCCATTTATACACTTGATAGAAACATGGATAGCTTTATTAGAGAAGGTTATGGAGGTGGTAGATGTGAAGCCTTTAGAGTAGGTGAAATCAATCAAAAAGTATACTATTATGATTTCACTAGTTTATACCCAGATGTAGGTAGAATGAAAATGCCTATTGGACAACCTAAATGGTTATGTGAACCAGATAGTGAGGAAGATATGGAGATGATACGTGGAGTATGGCAACAACGTGTGATAGAAAGAAGAACCTTTGGAACCACTTGCTTCTGGAAAGTTAATATGAGATCTCCACTTGCAGCACAAGGAACCCCTATGGATACATTAAAAAGAAAACCTTTATTTGGATTGAAAGAAGAAAACATGTATCTATTCCGTTGGTATAAAGATTGGACCGAACTTGTAATATATGAAGAAGAATTGAAATTTGCTATAGATATGGGTTTGGATTATGAATTTGAACCTATCAACGCCATAATGTTTAACCATCAAGAAGTATTAAAATCATGTATGGAAGACCTCTTTAAGAAGAAAGCCCAAGCCAAAGCAGATGGAAAACCTGGCCTTAGTAAAACATGGAAAATCATTATTAACTCCTTATATGGTGTATGGGGCCTTAAAGTATTAGATCGAGAAGGAATAGAAATAGCAAGACCAGAGCATAGTAGCTGGGCCATAGACCTTGTCACCGAAAAATTAAAAGATGTAGAAAAAATAGGAAGATATGTGGTATCAAGAAGAATACGGGACTTGGAAGTAAAAGATTGTAATGTAGCTATAGCAGCTGCCGTTACTGCCGAAGCTAGAATGAAACTATACCGTCTATTTATAGATATACAAGATCGTGGAGGTGAGATACTATATTGTGATACCGACTCTATTATCACCAACTTCTGTATTGAAGAGAATGTGGAGATGAACAACAAATGGATAGGTCCTTCTAAAGGTAAAGACTTGGGTAGTTTAAAGAATGAAATAGAAGAATGTTATGAAAAACTACAAAAGAAACAACCTAATATCACTATAAAACCTTACTTTGACCATGCCATCATAGTATCCCCCAAGTTCTATATTGTAACTGCCGAACATGAACAAATTGTAAAGAAAGGTAATAAGGGATGGAAAGAACAACCTGGCGATGAAATTACCTACCAACGCATGAAGATATTAGTGGACAAAGAAATACCTGAAATAGAAAGAATATTAGAACAAGATACTATACAATGGTTAGGTGGTAATGCAGATATCATGAAAAATCAAATAGGTGTACGCTTGGTGAAGAGACACAAAGTAATTCAAGGTCTATGTGCAGATGGTCACCCAATCAACAAAGGTACACTTAGAGAAGATGGAGTAGTAGAACCCTTTATCCAACGAACTGAACGACGTAAACATAAGAAACCACAACGTGAATGAGCAAAAAAAGATGGATTGGTCCCGTTAGATGGATTAAAAAGAAGGAGTAGTGAGAGACATTTAAGTTTCTTCCCACTCTTTCTTTTTGCCTCCGTGATAAAGGTAGCCACAATTTTTCGATAACAACCATTCTGAAATATCGAAATTATAAATCATGGCATTGCATAAAATTCGTCCATATTTATCTTTTCCTATATTAGATAACTGAATAATGTTATTTAATATAAGTGTAGAAAGCTCATCTCGTACTTCTATCGCACGATTATGTTGTTGTGCGTCCTTAATTTCAGGAGCGTCTATATCTCTCAATCGTACAACAAATTTATAGATTTTTGTTGCGTTTGCTGGTTTACCTATGACATGAAAGGTATCACCGTCGTACACTTTCACCACCTTGACCCACTCTAACTCGGGTAAGAAGTAGGGGGCATCTTGTATGTTAGTTAAAAGATTATTAGGTATATTTAATGAATCTTTAACTTTTTCAATGATTTTCGACATAGTTTTTTGGTGTTGTGTAGAGATATGAAAAGTTATAAATGAACTGCAAAAAAAGTAAGATCAGAGTAAGATGAAGTTTGGGATGGATTCTTAAGATATACTACATATGATAGACAATTAGGTTTTTAAAAATAGTTGTATATATAGAAATATATATCAGGTTATTTCATGATTCTAGGAATATGGTGAATTAAATATATTATCTAGGTATCGACTTTACTTCTTTCAGGTAATTGTTTTTATATTCTTTCTTTTATGAAAATACTTGAACCATTAGAATGCGTATTTTCTTCAACAATCATATTCTTAAATTTTCATTTGTGGATTGAAATCTAATATCATCCTTTTTTTGATTGAAGTAGGTATGGACACGGGTAAGATAAGGTTAGATGTTAACGTATCAACTTCAAAATTTAGAGGAAAGTATAAAAGATAGTCAAAATTTGAAATGATTTATAGATTGATTCGATCCATTCAATCAAAATGCATGAATGTTTCTTTATTTTTATTGAATATATCTATTGCCTTTTATGTTTGATATGAAGCGTGATGTGTTCTTTTTAATTCATTTTTCACCCTTCTAAACATGGATGCACGTGATAATATAATAAGAGATTCATTTTTATTTTTCAATCATTCTCAATTATACAAAGAAAAAAACACAAAATACAAGACGATTGGCATAAAAAATCATACACGAAAACAAATAATCTGGTATAATAATGGAGCAATATCACAAACATATCACAAACATACACAAAGAGAAAAAACAAACACAAAAGATAACTCAAGCAACTCAAGGAAAATGTAAACGGAATCAGGAAACTCAAGAACTCAAGCAAAGACATTAAGCGTACAGTTTGCCTTGATAATGTTATTTGGGTCAAACAGAAACAAATTGCACTGAATAAAATAGGCCATTAACGATGATATGTTACTGATCGACTACACTACGGTTTGTTTCCAGATGTCTGACAACAATTACAAATTCTGCTATTGTTTTTTTATATTTTTTTTTTTTGGTTTTTCTTAATAGTCTAGTAATCGGCGTGTGAGATCAATTTTTGTTTTTCTTATTTTTTAAGCTCGTGTAAGATAACTATACTGTAAATTTTTTAAATATAGCTTTTCTTAATTGAATTTGTCCCCATGTTGAATTTCATCAATTACAGGGTTTTCATTTTTTATTTTTTTATTGCTATATTTACGAACTTTCTTTTTTGGTTCTTCTTTAGCTTCAATGGTAGGTATAGGGAAGTTGAGTTCATCATCTTCCTCTTCTTTATTTTCTTTAGATTCGGATATAGATGATCCAGGGTTAGAAGCAGGTTCAGGGAGAGATGCTTTTTCAGGTTCGGGTTGAGGTTGTTCCGGTAATGCTGCTTCCGGTCTAGATTTCTTTAGATTGGGATATTGTTTCTTACCCTGTTCAGATCTTTTCTTAGATACAACTTGACCTTTAGAGTTTAAAATAAGATCTTCTTTCTTTAAACCACCAGAAGTACTGAGGGCTAAACCATCATATACTTCTTGTTTAGATCCTTTCTTTTTTGGATTAGACATTTTAAATGATGTTGTGAAATTGGCTTTATTAAATAATACTGTAAAAAATTGGTTTTACTGGTTATGGGTTTTATCAACAAAACGATCCCCAAGTTTTAAACCGGTATTTAATAACCTAGCACCCATTTCTACAGAACCATTTAATTTTCCACTTCCAATTAAAGCATCACCAGCGTTAATGGCTGCATCATAATAATTACCGCTATCAACATTTTTGACTCCATGAACTAAGGCATCTGCAACAGCTACAGGAGGAACAAAATAACCTACTGCGGCCTTTGCTACATTTAATCCAGGTATTTTACCTATAAAGTCACTGGCATTAGCAGTTTCTCTTATGGCACTAACTCCAGGTTGTACAGCTAATTTGACGCCACCTAGTACAGTTTTATTAATGGCATTATTTAAGTTACCAAAGGAAGGACTACTATAAAGTTTTTTATTGGCACTTCCGATCATGGTAATATTTTTCCTTTCTTGATTGACAAATCGTTTACCTTCATATACACTTTGTTTAGCAAAGTCTTTGGCTGCACTTGCGGTTCTGTTTCCTATATAGTTTCCAGTTCCTTTTGCTGCAGCTTGTAATCCTTGTCGAACTAATTTCCACATACCACCTCCAACTTCTCTTCGTATTTGATCTCTATAGTCATTAAAATATGGATTTTGAGCTGCTAGGTGTATCATTTGTTTGGCTTTATCATTTCCATTTCTCATAAAGATATTAGGTAATTCTTCTTCTTCATTACGTAATATACCTTGAAGTGCTGGATAATAAGCATGAGAGTGCATTTTACCAGGTACCAATTCACCAAATCCACCTCCGAGTTCATCTGTAGAGTCATGTTTTTGTTTTTTATGTTGTCGTGTAGGTCCCTCTTTTACAAAGACATAGTTTTGATTAATAAAGGTTTTATCTAATTCTATAGGAAACAAACGTCCTGTATGAAGATCCACTACATATAATTTACCATGCATTTTAGAGACATCATGTTTCATTCTCAGTAGATCAGCTTCATTTTTTACATCATATTCAACGTAACGATCTCCATAATGTGCTTTATTGATTTCAGGTTCTTCTTTACTAATATGTTTTTGAAATTTAAAGTTGGCTGCTCTTTCTGCATATCGTTTTTCACGTATTTCTCTAGCTCTTCTTCTATATGCAGCAGTTCCAGCTACGGTCATACGAAGACCTTCGATATTTCTTTGATTAATATCTACATTAAGTTCATGTGGAGGTTTTGCTTTTTTGGCTTTTAAAGGTTTTAATTTAATAGTGGCTTTAGAGGTTTTAATAGAAGGTCCATATAAACTTTTATGACTGGTAGCCGGAGCCAATTTAATTCCTGCTATATTTTTTGCATCCGTTAAATTAAGATCACCAACACGATCATTATCTAGATGAACTACAAATTTTTGTGCCTCCCTTATATCTGTAATGAGTTGAAATACATCTTTTGCGACTTGTTCATGTTTTTCTGCATCTGTAAATGGTCTTCTTGCAGCTATTTTACCTTTTCGTTCAGGACTTTTCAAATGGCTCATACTAGTCATTGGATTTAGATTTTTAAATACTTCTGTGTTTAGATTTAACACTCCTCCTGAACCTACGTTTACTGCATTTCTTAAACCAGTTCTCATAGATAATAAAGTTGGTAAACTAAAATCACGTGCTAGTTCTTTCTCATCATGATATGCAGGAACCGCTCTAGGTCCTTCTGGAAATCCTTTTACCGTGTGACCAGCAGAACCAAATACTATAGATCCTAAATGTTTTAACTTAGCTGTTTTCATTACTTTAACAGTTCCTCCAGTTGGTGTTTTCTCTTCTATTTCTTCACCAAATGTAAAAGGAGTAAGTACTACTTTATTGAGAGCATCTAATATTGGTTTACGATCTGCAGCATTTAAGAACCTAGCACCACCTAAAATAGGTGTACCATGGCCTCTTCCTTTAATTTTTAAAGTTGGAAATGCAAATACTTCATTCACTCTAAATTGTGCAGTTTTCTTTTTCCATTGTTCAGGATCTTTAAATCTTTCTTTGTATTTTTCAGCTATAGGACCAGGTTTGACTTCTTCGTAAGGTTCTTCTCCATATTCAAGATGTTTGGTAATATGTTTTGCTCCACCTGCACCGGGAATACCAGGTCGACCTACACTTGCTGCCCATTTATTATATTCTTTGACTTCATTATTCATTAATTTAAATATTCCATTCGTTTTATCGTAGGCCTCAGTTAGATCAGGTGAAGTTTTTAATTTATCAATTATTTCATCCCGTAATCTTGTTAATTTTTTAGATAATATATGATTTGGATCTGAATCTATAATTGAATCTATCCATTCTAAACGATCATTAAATATTCTATAATCTAATAAGGCTTTTTCAGTAAGAGCTTCATGAGATTGATTTACTAAATTTTGAAAATCAGGTGATTCATGAGTGGCAGCTTCAGCTAATGCTCTAAGATAATGATGTGTTTTATCACTAAATTCATCATCTCCAAGAAAACCATTTTCACGAGCTATACGATCTTGTTTATAACTATCATTCATTTCAGATAATAATAATTGAGTTTGTGGAGTTAGACCTGCAAAAATTTTTCCATGTCTACGTAAATAATTAATTACAGTGGAAGGATCAGACATCATTTGGCTTTCTTTTAAAGCAATCCTCATTTTTTCTGGGCCAGTAAATTTTGCTCTTATTTCTTTATTTATATTGGTAGTAGCAAATATATTTTGAAAGGCAGGTAAATCTTTTCTACTATAATAAAAAGCTAATATACCTGATAATTGTCCTATTCTTTCATTATGAGTTTTTACTGGATCACCTAGATAAGTTCTATTTTTGTAAAATCTTTCCCAACCAGAAAAATGAGGGTTCGTACGATCTATTTTAAATAAAGGATCACTAATTAGATTACGACCATGAGTTTTACTAGCATCATCAAGAAATTCATTTAATTTTGCATCATAAAATTTATCATCATCTGCCCATTTGGATAAACTATCTGGATCAATGGCAAGTCTTGCAATCTTGTAATTAGGCACTTGTCTTGGGTTGAATTTGACTGATGATGCAACTGCCGCAGATGCTCTTTGATAAGTATCCATCACTTTCTCTTTATCAATTTCATCCAAGATACTGTGTTTATATCTAGCTTCATCCTCAGGTGTAATTTCTACAGGTTTGACCGTTAGATCTTTACCCAATTCTCTGGCTTCTAATTTAGTAGATCTTAATCGTTCTAAACTAGGTAACATTCTTACATTTACTGGAGGGGCAGCCGCAGCAGCAAAACCCACAGGAGGTAAAGGAGCAGGATGTACCGTAGAAGGAGCAACTTTGGAAGCACCTGTAAGTGAGGCCATGAGGATAGGTTTAATTATAGAAGTAGCTCCAGTACTGAAAGGCTTTTTAGCCGATTTTCTTGCTTTCTTGGCAGGAGATAATATACCTAAATGAGGACCTGTAGGAGGACCTCCCCCACCACCTCCTCCACCTCCTCCTCCTCCTGATCCACCTGAAACCATACCTCCACTACCACCCATAGGTAAAGAAGAGGTTATAGTAGAGGTAGGATGAGTAGAAGAAGTAGTAGTGGTGGTAGAAGCAGGTACAGTAGTAGTACCACCTCCACCTGTACTACTAGATGCTGCTAAGGAAGAGACTACAGTTCCTCTGGGGGTAGTAACTTTCACAGGTATAGCAGGCATAGGACCTGAAGAAGGAGGTGTGGAAACATGATGTGTAGAGGCAGGAGAAGCAAAAGCAGGGGATGAACCTCCACTTTTGGCTTTGGTAGGTGGAGTTGGTGTTTTCATTTTAGGAGTTGATGTACCTCCTGTCATAGTAGTGGTAGTAGTGGTGGTAATTGGTACTGTAGAAGTGATAGTGGAACTAACAGGAGGTATTGGAGGTGCGGTAGGTGTTAATCCAGTATGTGAACCACCTGAAGGTGCAGGTACTACAATAGGAGGTACTTTTAATGGAGGATGAGGTAATGTAGCTGCAGAAGATAAAGGTTTGGGAGAAGATGGAGCAGCTAATCCAGATAAAACATGGGTTCCTCCACCTGATGATAAAGGTATAGTTGGAAAGGTAGAAGTAATAGAAGTACTTGCACTAGGACTAAAACTAAATGCTGGAGGTGATGAGGCAGAAGGACCTGAAGGAGGTGTAAATCCAGTAGGTACATGAGGTACAGTAGAAGTTTTAGTATCATCAGAGGAGGTAAGAGGTGTAGTAATATGAGGAGGTATTCTTTTTACTCTTGATATAGGTACCATAGTAGAAGTAGTACCTATAGGTGGCACAGGAGGATACACAGGTGCTTTAACATGAGTTCTAGGACCAGGTACTAAACTACCTCTACCTCTTCCTCTACCTGCCATAGCGGCAGCCCTCTCTGCATCTATCCTTGCAAGTCTTTCATTTTCTGCTCTCCTTGCTGCTTCTCTTGCTTCAGCCCTTTCTCGTCTTTTTTCTGCATTAGACTTTTTTGGGGGTGAATGTGAATGTGACATCTTTTATTTTTTTGAGGTTTTTTACAATCTCTTTAACGGTGAAAAAAGACTATGGCAAATTACGCAATTGCAGCACTTAAAGATAATGCTTTATCTTTTAAACAACTTCAATTTTTAGTGGGACCTAATCAAGCCAAAAACTGTAGATGGTTAATTTATGATGAACTTCAAAAATTTGCTACCCTACAAGAAGTTTTATCCCTAGGTGCCGCTGTAGTTTTATTACAAATTGAAGCTAGAAACGCACCTAAAGTGGGTCATTTTATTGTCTTGATAGATCATGGAAACCACATTGAACATTTTGATAGTTATGGTTTAACTATAGATCAAGAAGTTGCTATTACTCAAGAACATCATCTTACTAATCTATTTCGAAGATCAAGGAAACCTATACGTGAAAACACGAAAAGATTACAAACCTTAAGACAAGATGTAAATACTTGTGGAAGATGGGTAGTAGCAAGATTATTATTAAGAAATGTAGAGTTAGATCAATTTCTTAAGATGATTGCCTATTTTCATGTCAATCCAGATGATCTAGTTTCCATTATGACCATGTTATTACAATTTAAAAATTGAACTAGTGGTAGCAATGGCATTGGGAGTAAATTTATGTATAATCAAATATCTTCCTTCCTGATTGGATATTTTCATTAAACGATTTAATTGTTTCCGAGTTAAACCAATTTCATCTTTCAAATATTTTCTTACATGACCTCTATTGCTGCTAGGAAAAGTTACTACATATCGACAATCATTATTCGCTACCTTAGTAACATACCAATCTCTAAGTGCATGATTGACACATATCACTATAGTATTGGAGTGTCTTCCTTCTTCTATCATTTTATCTTTAAAGTTTTTCACTATAGTGTTGTTTCGTATATCATCAAATATAAGGATCTTATGTTGGAGGTTTTTCAATACCCATTCCCAATTATATTTTCCTTGAGGATCAAATTTTACCATATCTTGTATACCACGAAAACTAACATCTTCACCAGATAAATTCGTAAATAATATGACAGGTCGATGTTGTTTATCATTCATGACCATACGTTTAATAAAGAAAGATTTACCACTTTCGGTAGCTCCTGCAATAAAGGTATGTCCATCAAATTTAGAACTATAACCTAATGCAGGTAACCATTCCGCTTTTTCCTCATGTATTAATGGTTCTAATTTTTCATCATCTTCTTCACCCTCATCATTTTCATTATCTAATTGTTTTTCTAGTTCCAATAGATCATCACTAAATACAACATGTTTGGTTACATCATCCATAAAAATGGCACGACGTTGAATTCTATTATTTGGATTATTCATTATGTGGAGTTTTTATAATAAAGAAGGTATAAATTTTTACTGTTTCTATTGATAAAAAATATACAACATGACGTCATTTGCAAGATATAAACCATTTTATTGTTCTATGTCTGTTCGTAATGATGGACTTCAAGATTTTCCGGATAAACTATATCATGTAAACACTACTCCTGATAATACCATGGAGGCAGTAGCAAAAACACAATTTAATGCAGCGATTATAGATAAAGCATCTGATTTTTTATGTGCGATAGAAAGAATGGAAGTCTCTACTAATGGTATACCTTTTTATGATGGGGATCAATTGCCTAGAGAACAAATTACGGTCAGATCCAGAACTAACCTTTTAGCTGCACCTACTGTCACTCCAGATCTAGATACTTCTTGTTATAGTTTAACTCATTTATTTGAATATCTAAATTCTTTAGTGTTTAATGATCCTAATGGAGGTGCCGATTTTCGTTGTACCTTCAGTGTATCTAAAGATGGGTTTATTATATTAACTTTATTGGATGGAAAAGATTTTAATCAAATACAAATAGAATTTCCTAGACGACTTAATATGATATTGGGTCTTTCTACCGCTGTACAAGAAATAGATGCTTCTTTACCACCAGCTCCTTTTACTGAGGCACAATCTAGTTTTCCACGTGTAGATTTAGGAGATGATTTGGACCATATTATATTGCAGACCAATTTGCCTACTAATTCTGATGCTTTGGGGAATGCTAAGTTACAAGTGCTTACTGATTTTTCTTCTCCTACTCAATATAGTAATTCGATGGCATATGGCGCTAATGGTACCTTGGTTAAGGCTGGTTTCACTTCGAATATAAGACAAAAACTAGTATATACACCTAATGAAAGAAGATATTTAGAATTAGTAGGTGATTTTCCTATTCAAGATATAGAAATTGCATGTTGGTATATTAGTATCGATGGAACTATTAAACGTGTAGTTCTTCCTTTAGGTGGTTCGTTTGAAATTAAATTAGGTTTCTATTTAAGACAATAGAAATGTACCGTAACATAGATATATTCCATCATGTCGGTGTTACAAGCAGAAAGAGATTTATTTGAGAAAATTAATGAATATAGAGAACAAAAAGATCTTACTACGTTTAAATACGATGATTTTATGTGTACCTTAGCACGATATCATAGTCAAAACATGGCAGAAAAAAAAATACCATTTGGTCATGAGAATGCAACTAATCGTTTAAATATGATTAAAACTCATTATAGTAAATTAAATTTTCATGGTGGAGCTGAAAATGTTTATTGTAGTTTTAATACAGAAGATTTTGGTAATGCATTAGAATCATGGCAATGGAGTGATGGGCATAATAAAAACTTATTAGGACTTTATAATCGGATTGGTATAGGTTGTGCAGTCAATGAAAAGAATCATAATCATTATACTACTGCCATATTTGCACAATTAAAATAGGTTTTATACAGAGGATTTATATAAAGTATTTTTTCTTTATCATGTCAGGTTTTGCTGAAACAACTGCACGACATTTTGTTAATAACACTACTGGAATCTTACACGGTCTTAATGAAAATCATGTCCAACCCTTAGCAAATGTAATTAATCCACATACAAGTAGGTTAATTTCACATTTACAAGCAAGAATGTCTGGTAGTGCCTATGGTGGTTCCGCTGGTTCAGGTGGTGGTTTTCCTTCTGGTGGATCATTACATACTGGAGGGAATTTGGTTCATAATAATGGATATGACATTGGAGGAGCTATTGCTAGTGGAGGTTATTTACCTGCACCACAAAGTCCTAAAGAAATGTATCATTATATGTTAAATTTAACTCCACAACAATTTGAAGCCCATAGAGAAGTAGCAGCACAAATGCTTGGTGGAGTACCTTCACCTATGTGGGATCATATAGCAGATGGAAAAGAACCTTTAGAAGCAGATGATAATGAATATGAAAATATTATGAGAATGCCTAATCAACATGCTGCAGCTAGATTAGTAGAAGCGGATCGAGGTGGAGGTTTCTTTAAAGCACTTAAACATGTAGGAAGAAAAGTAACTGCATTATATAAAGTGGGTCGTGGAGCTCTTAACTTTGTAGATCGAAATAAAGATCTTTTATTAGATTTACCTGGTGTAAGAGATTATAAAGAAGGTATATCAGGTTTTCTTGATACTGCAGTTGCTATAGATGATGTAGTTAATCCTTTAGTAGATGCTGCTATAGATGCTTCACGTAATGCTGCTACCGATGAACAAAGAAACAAATTAAAATCTATGGCGAATAAATCGATTGATAATGCTATTCAAACTCATTTACCACAAGCCCAAAAGTATGTAGATGCTGCCAAAGATGCTGCCAGTACAGTACAACAAGTAAGAAGACAAAGCAGAAATATAAATCAAAGTTAAACACACAAGAGACCAACAAATATATTTATATAAACAACTTTTTCACACTACAAAAAATTCAAAAACATCAAAAAAAAAACATCTTATATATATCTTATTTGATCTCTCCCTATCTAAAAAAGTATCTTACTCCCCATCTTACTTTTTTTGCAGGTTCTTTGATGATAAAAAATAATATGGCAGAAATAGATAAAAGTATCAAGTTGGTTTTCAATGAATTCCAACAATCCATTGCTGAAGTCCCCTTAGAAGTATATTATCAAACGTTAAATGCAGATCAATTTAATTCTGCAGGTTATCAGTTTAATATTAAACAACCTGGTGCACATGCTCTATTAGATACAGATATTTGGATAGAATTTAATGTAAGAATATCTGATTTACAAAATAATCATATCCAAGGTTTTTTTGAACAATTTGGAGCTGCTGGTCTTTTTAGTAGACATGTTCCTCTACATACAGGTTGGTTAGCATTAAGATCAGGTTATGTCATTCAAAGATGTACACAAAATTTTAGTTTACAAATTAACAATCAAACCTTAAATGTAAGACCTGGTTTTACTACTGATGTTTTAAATCGATTATTTGTTTCTAATGATCAAGCAGAACATGAATTTTCTACTTCAGGTGGTAGATTTGAAGAAGGTAATCATGGTCATCGTGTATGTAATCCTGCTATATCGAATCCTAATTTTGGTTATGCAATTGTAAATGGTTATCCCAATGCAGGTCAAGGTACAGCATATGGGTCTATGATAGCAAATGCCTTTGGAGGTAAAAATGATGCTGAGGTTGCAGGTAGTAATGCTACGATCACACCTTATATATATGCAAATGCACCATGGCAAGGGACAAAAAATCCTGGAGTTTTTCCTACTGGTCAATCAGCAGTGGTATATGGTTGGCCTGAATATCCTAATATATATGAATTTACCAATTCAGGAATAGATAGGAGAAGGGCTCAAATGGCTTTAAGATTTAGGCAAAATATAAATTTTCTAGATGCAGGAGGTAAGGATCCTTCTACTGCTCCGGGTGCTGGTGGTCTTATGGCTGGTGAAGCTAGAAATCCTCCAATAGCTAACCAAACTGTTTATACAATTAAAGTATTTGAAAGATTACCTATTTCATTATTTAAAATGTATAGTACCGACGATGTATATGGAGTTATACCTAATATAGTTCAAATGCAAATTCAGGGTAACTTTGTAAATAATATGATGCGTTTATTACTTCGATCGGATACAGATCAAGATGGAAATATTGAAATGTATTGGACTGATATACAAGCTTCAATGTGTAGAATATATTTGAGATGGTTTACAGGACCTAAATCCATGCCTATCCCTAGAGAAATACATATACCTTATAAAAAGATTGTGACTTGGTCTGTCTCTCATCCTATTAATGCTACTAATGCAGTTGGTAATGTCAATTTCGTAGACAATGATGATGTTGGAGAATATAATATATCTATAGAAGCTATACCTGATTTATTATTAATTTATATGAGAATGCAAGCGGGTAACTACACCAATGATACTCCAGATGATTTCAATATGGAAATACGAAACCTCTCCATTAATATTGATAATGCTTCAGGTAAATTAAATCAAATTCAATCTATAGATTTATATAATAAGTGGAAACGTCTTTTAAAACATAGTGACAACAAAATTATTAATTATGAAGAATGGAGACGTTATTGTTGTGTAGCTTGTTTACAGCCAGAAGATTATGGTGTTCGTTATGGTCCAGGATATTCTAATCCATGTGTATTAGGTATTAAATTTACACCTAGAAACTGGCATATCAATCCAAGTATTCACGCTGGTCCTCCTTATCTAGATGGTAATGCAGGTGTTGCTGCAGTTGCACCAGGTAACCGAGGTACCAATGTAGAATATTTAGGTGGGGCTGCAGGTGCTGGTACACAAACAGAATTGGTAGTGACACAGATCTTTTATAAAAATAAATTAATTATTAGAGCAGATGGTACATGTTCACAAGAGATGACTAAAATTGCAGCTGATTTTGATATGAGAGCCCCAGATGTTGAATCAGGTGGAATGGGTGCTTCAGGTTATGGAATGCAAAATGCTTAAAAAAAAAACTTCTATATTTATATAATCTTTACAGGATCTTTAATATGATTTCACAATATGTCTTTCTTCGTTCATTCAGATGATTTTAAATCAGGAGGTTCTAGTTCAGATGGCACTTGGAACTTTGGACGTAATGTAAGAGGAAATTGGGATGTGATTGGACAACATATGGATAATCAAAATATTCCGTGGTTATGGGATGGTACTAACTTTATGGTCATGAGGATACATGATCCAGCAGATGAAACAGGTCTAACTTATACCACCTTTGAAATCACATTTAATCCAAGTATAGGCTTTCTATCTAATGTAGACGATATTGCAGCAGCCATGATTACCGAAATACAGGATACTACAGCAGCCATTGCCATAGATGATCCTTATGCAGCCAGAACATTAACCTATATTTATGATTCTGCTACTGAAACTTTAACCTTTCACTTTGTAGAAGGGCCAGTAGATATCATGTGGCAAGGAGCACCTGTAGATTTAGCTAGTACCATTAATGTTCCTTTAGGGAAAGACTCTACTACTGCTAATGAACTTAATGTTTCAGATTTAGCAGTATCTACACACAATATGGTGACTGATCCTAAATATGTAGAGTGCTATATTGCAGAAAGTAATACACAATTTGCAACTAGTCATGGAACGACACCTACGTTAATGTTTTCTACTAGAGATGGTGAATTTACTGGACAAACATTTGCCATCCCAAAAGATACACACAATTTATCTATACAAATCAAAAGAATGTCTGATTCTTCTATTGTGCCTTTGTCTGGAACCTGGTATTTAATCTTTCAAAGTGCATCTTAAAAAATTATTTTATATTTTACAGTGATATAGATATAAAAACCAAAAAATTAGAGAAAAAGTCAATATGACCAACGTAGAACAATTTATTAAACAACTTCCAGGTAAGTTGACTGAAATTAAAACGGCTTTACAGGGAGGTTTACCTATAACTGGAACCGATCTTACTTCGATAGCCACTAATACTTCCAATACTGCAGCCAATACATTAGTTTTATCTGATTGTGTAACTTCTGGAAATAAGATCAAAACTAATTTTCGGGAGTTAAATGATCATGTAATATCTGCTAATAGTGGTAATTTGGAAGATGGTACTTTAAGAGTGTGTATTGCTAGTAATGATGTGAATTTAGAAGCGATTAAAGTTGCTTCTGAACAAGTGGCAAGTACTGTTAATATGGCAGGTTTTCAAGCAGTTGATATTGCAACTATAAATGGTACGGTAGTTCAAGAAGGAGCAGGTATTTTAGGTTCAGGGGTACAAAGGGTTGCTATTGCCAATGATGATACAAACCTCTCTGCTATAAATACCAATGTGAATAACATAGTTCCTTTAGTGACGGCATGGAATAGTGGATATGTTCCAGCTATAAATGTAAACTTATTAGGAGTACAATTTGGAGCAGGAGCAAATCCTATTTCAGTTGCTAATGGTAATGTTACTACTGCTACCCTTAGAGTTACTATAGCAGATGATGATACTAATCTAGCACATATTAATGCTATTTTATCAGATGTATGGGATTCTACTGCACATGCTCTTAGAACAGTTTAGTGATGTCTTTCTATATATCATGAAATCCAACAAAAAATAAAAAATTATTTTAAACTGTTATCTTAATCGATCGTGTAAGATTATCTTAAACTGAAACTTAAAATTTTTGCTGTTTTATAGAAAAAGGTTGATGGCGTTGTTTAAATGCATTGGTATTTTAATATCCTCTACTATCACGTAACTTTGATGGACCACTAGAAATTTAGTATGTTTGAACTTTAACACTTTGAGAACATTTTGATACATTACAGAAAGGTAGACAGAGTTTTCTAAATTAATGAGAAGATCAAACCATAATGTTACAAAGCTACGATTTTCTCTTTTTACGATATACTTTGATTCAGTTTCAAGTATAGTAGTAGGATCGCGGTACCAATAAACAGTAAGATACCTGCTATCACATATAATTTTATTAAGTCTTCGGTACTGGGCTCTATAATGTTCATCAGGTAAATAAAATAATACAAAGATAGAACAATCTGAAATATAATGTTGTAAAATTTGATATAGATCTGGAAATTGACGTATTATATATCTTATTTCACGTGGTTCTAATTGAAGTAAAGACATTGTTTATATTGTTTATATCTGTAGAAAAAAGTCAATGTATTTTTTTGCAGAAGATATTAGTTTATTGTTTCTTCACGTATTTTTTATGAACCATGTAAATAGATCTAAGCGCAAACGTAGAAAAACAAATTATGTCGTTCCTTATATTTATAAACCCGTAAACAAAGAATTAGCTAGTTACGAGATAATTGATACAATCGAAATTATTATTGAGACTGAATATGAATTTATAACTATAGATGTCAAGAGCGAAGTAACAAGTGATCATATGAAAAAATCAAATGTTTGTTAAATATATAAAGATGTGTAACTTATTTCATGCAATACAATATATGAGTCAACAATATAATGTGTGTAACTATACCACGAGTTTGATGTTTCCCATGGTTGTGTAATAGTTGAGAACAGATACGCAATTTTTATACCTATATATAGATATAAACGTGTGTGTATGTACAAGTTAGTATATTATCAAAACAAATTTAAAAACCTTGCGATACAAGGAAGCGAGGAATGGATGGAAGCACGATCTTACTCGTTTGGAGGTTCAGAAATGAGTACTATAATGGGCAAAAATAAATATGAAAAATGGAATGACTTAATTCTTCGTAAACAAAACACTACCAATTTTAGAAGTGATACTACTGAATGGGGTCATTTATTTGAACCTGTTGCTAAGTTGTTTATTAGTAAACAATATGGTACCATTTATGAATTTGGTTCGATTCCACACTCTTATTATCCTGTTTGTTACTCTCCAGATGGTCTTATGGTAATTGAAGATGCTCTAATCATGATCGAAATTAAAAACCCCATTTATCGTGGAGTTCATAATATTCCTGAGGCATATATAGAGCAAATACAAACAGGGATGTCCATCATTAACGTCAAACATTGTGTCTTCTGGCAATTTAGATTTCGACGTTGTAAATTAGGTACAGGTCCTTGGAATATGAGCTATGATCGAGTGTATCACAAAGAATACAGAAAAAGGTGCAAAGACATGGGCAATATCTCCTTTGGTTACTTGCACTGGGATGTAGATTGTGATTTGGTAGATCTAGGCAATGTACCTAATATTCTAGATGAATTAAAAGATATTCCTTTAAGTGTACAACCTTCGATTATTATAGAAAAACCATTTGAGGGTACACGAGGAAAAGTATTAATGTGGAAATTGTTTGAAAAAACTAAAGAAGAGATTCTACCTGTCAAAAATTATTTGGCGGATAAAGAAGATTTTCTTTGGGAAAAATATAAAGAATTAAGAAATTCCATGGTACAAGGTCTTAAAGTTGAAACAGTGACAGAATAGATTATAGTGCATTGATCCTCACTTTATACTCTGGTCGAGTGTGGGGGTTTGTAATTTCTAAACTTCCTCTTCCCCAGTTGGATATACCTTAGATATTTATTAGGTTTTAGAGTTGGTCTGCGGTACGTGGGACTTTATAACTTATAAATGTCAATGTTCATCTTACAAAAATAAAATGTCTCCTGCCCAGTTCAGTAAATTTTCGACACTGAGAGGAAGCATTTTATTTTTGGTGTTTTATACACCGGGTGTTGTATCATTTAAGATACTGGAGGTAAGATCATATATAGTGTTACTTAAAATAACCTATGATAAGCTGGATACCATTACGTTTCTTAACTGTGATGAACCTTTTAAATTGATTTGGTTCTAAGATCCTGTATTCATAAAAGTTAGGTGTAATATGAGCTCGCTTTAAAGGTGTATATCCTAAATCACTTAATTTCCTTTTGGAAGTTGTTGCTGTCCAATAGGTTTTCTCAAAGTGAATAGATTGTACTTTAGACATTTTTGTTTATGTGGAGTATGTTAAACTATCCTGAATATATTTCTTTACACATTTTGCAAATTTAGATAGGAACTCTTGTTTATTCCAAGTGATCTTATGTTGAACAGTTTCATGAAATATCCATCCATGTTGATCACATATTTGTTCCCACCATATATCTGTTTTACGACACCATGCGGCGGAATTCTTTAATGGGATTCTTTCTTCATCTCCAGGTTCCCCAAATAATTGAGTAAATTTGTAGAGAAGAAAGTAATAGGATATACTATATTTACCATGGCCGATTTCCATATAGGTAGCAAAGTGATTCATAATATTTTGATTTAATTTAGGTCTTAAACCTATAAAATCACCAAATGCCACCCAATACTTTAATAAATAATACTTTTGAAATACTTTATATACATCATACCAACGAAAAGGATCTGGTATGTCACGTATAATTTCAAGCCAACATTGATCGGTTAACTCATGACTATTTTTACCTAGCATCATATCTAAACTATATCCTGTCCATCTAGATTTGTCATATTCACGATTCCATATAATCAAATTACTATTTTTATTTTTCATATCTGGTTCATGTACAAACCAACTATCATGTATCGCGAAACATTTGGGGCAATATACTTCTCCATAGGTTTCATCTATAAGACGATGGTGTTTGCAGGTCAAAGCTCTATCAGGTTTCTTTGGTTTCTTTTTGGATTTATGTGGAGTAAAGGAAGTGTGTTGTTTAGTGGATTTATGAGGCACTGGATGTAAATTAGGTTGTAAAGACATTTTGTGTGTTATTGTTTTATACAATATAGTTTTTGACTTTTTCATAGTTTTTTACAAGTCGTCGTGTTTTCAGCAAAAAAAATGGAGTCTAACGTCTCCTGGTGGTAGGCCCGTATAGGACCTGTAAGATGGTTCATAACCTTAAGATGTTTTTTTTTTTATTTTGTGTTGGTGTTTTTTTTTCAAGCCCTCCCACATCAAGCAAATTAATATGTAATATGTTTACAACTCAAGAAGGTCTAAATTGAACTGAACGGCGTCCCGAATCAGCCAATTGTATTTTCACAAGTTTATAACTTATACCAAATTTCTTTGGTCGACACTTAGTACTATCAGGATCCGATTTACCTCCAGCATACCATATAGGATTTACCTCTAATATACATTTTACCTCATTACGATGTTTAAACATTTCATCAAATTCTGTAGCAAGAGGGTAATATAATTCGTTCCCATCCTCTTTTACGATAGTTATCTTTAATCTTTTAGCATCACTAGGTACCTTCACGCGTAAGACAGGTGGTTTATTCAAGTTTTTAAAATTGGGTAAGATAGAACTAGTAAATTTAAATCTGGTATCATCAAAGTTACCCTGGTAAGCAAAGAGATCCAAATTCTCAAGTAAATATTTAAAATTAGTGACATTATGACCGTTTTCTGCTTCTCTGCAGATTTCACGTAATGAAAGATTAATACTATACTTGTCAAATTGGCCCTCTGGATTTCTATATTTTTCTAATTTAAACATAAATAAACATTTTGGAGTTTCAATATGACAAGTTTTGTTTTTAAAGGTCACTGGAAAGAAGAAGTCATTTCCTCTCTCCACTCTTTTTCCATAACGTAACTCAGAGATATTCATAAGGATATCCATAGGTAGATATGCAAGTTTCATTTTTTCAACGTCTTTAGATTCTTCAAGTAAGGCCATGTTTATGTATTTATAGTTAAGATATACTGTAAATTTTTTATATGTTTTTTTAATGCTCTTCTACAGTTTCTAGTTTTTTCTTTATTGGTTCTGGTATATTAGGTTCATTATCAATATCATCATGTGCTCTTAAATGGGGTGGCATATAAGTATTATTTTTAGGTTTATAACTCGATACAGCGCCTTTTTTAAATTCAGTAGCATCTATTTTTCTTATTTTCATTTGTTGTTGGGATTGAGCAAATTGACATTTACGACAATATACTTGGTGGCTTTCAAATGTATTTAAAGTTTTAAGTTGATTACACCCTCTACATCGTTTCATTTCTATAGGTTCACTTTCAAACCATTTATTAGGATCTTTGGTACTACATGCTACATATTTGAGTGAAACTCGGCCTTGAGGGTTTGGATCAGAATATTCTTCACTCCAGGGTGTAGCGTCATTAGTCTCAGTAAGAAGAGCAGTACGAATGTGAGGCAAACAAGTATCAGAAATGAAAAAACTTTGAGGATCCGGAGCACTACGCAAATCATTTCTAAGACACCATTTAAGATAACCATAATCGCCTGCATTAGCCACTTCATACCAGGTTTTACCTTTATGTTTTCCAAAATTAATATATTGTGAATAACCAAAACCTCTTTGGGGTGATCGATTAAATGCAGACATCAAAAACTTTTCTATATCTATTCACCTGTACATTTTTCATAAGTTAAAATATAGAAAACCTCAATATACAAGTTACATCCTTTATTATTTTGTTTCCACCAGTTTTTTAAATTTTGCCTCCATTTACCATAATTACCCAACTGTATTATAAAGTTTTCAATTTTCTTTTTGGCTTTTGTATCATGAACCTTCATCATTAACTGAAATTCTAATTCTACAATAGGTTTCGTTTTAGGTTGATACATATATAAGGTCTTGCATAGATTAAAGGTATGTAGATGTACACGATAAATTAATTGGTCAATTCGATGTTTCGTTAACAGATAAGAACCTAGATTGATTTCATTAAGATCGACTTGATAGATCGTGAAGTTACTGGCAAAGTGATGAGGTATGATCGTGACATGTCGGTTCATTTCTTTTTTCCTTTATGTGGTTTCGGTAAATTTATTAAATCATCGGTTTTAGATCTCACTTGGTTTTTTATATTTTCTTTTTGTTCCCAAGGATTTAATGGTTTGTTATCCTGGCTATCTTTTTTCATATCTAATTTAACTTTAGATTTAACTGGATTCTTTACTAAACCTGCCTGATTATCTTGTAATAGGTTATCCATTTGAATCTTGTCTCTAAATAAAGTAATATCGTTTAAGATACTACCTAATGACTTACCTGATTCTATACCTGCCATTACCTTTTTCTTTTCTACTGTATTTAACTTACCTGTATATGTGATGATAGTGTCAATACTAAGTTTTTCATGGTTTGAAGAAAAACTGGTCTGTTGTGTCATCCTGTGTTACCTGTTCTAGAAGTTTGTGTTTGTAATCTAGCCTGTATATTTCTTGCTAAAAAAGCTATTTCATCAGGTGATCTATGTAAACTATCTCTTTCAAAGTTTTTTAATATCTCATATTCATTTTGTTCTTTCTTACATATAAAGGATACTACCTCTTGTATCCATTTGACCCTTTTCTTGTACATACGCATAAGTTGCAGGGTTTGACAATAATGGGTACTTCTTAATACAAAATCCTCTTTCTTAGGTGCTCTACCTTTATATTCTTTTATGCTTTTAAATTTGGTATAGATCGCTGAACTTTGTGTATTATATAAACGTTTCATAACCACTTCTGCAAATGTATATTCAGCACCTATAGGGGTATGTGCAAAGGTAAAGGTTTTTCTCCAAGCAAATCCATTGTGATAAAAGTATTTGTCTTTAATGGTTTCTATACTTGGACATGGTAAATAACCTATTCTTTTATTTAAATCTGCTTTTACTAATTTACTCCATAGGTCATCGGTCACTAAATGAAATTTCCATTTTAAAAAGTAATCTAATATATCAAATAATTCATCTACTTGTTCAAACCATAATGTATAGGTACATATGATACCAATAAGTTCTTTAGGTATATATAAAACAAATATAGGTAAGATAGATATTAAGATTTCTTGTAATACTTGAAACCTTTGATCCATTTCTTTGGTGATTTTGCTGATATGTTCTTTGTCATAAGGAAATTTGGAAACTGTAAATTCCCAATCTCCATAACAATTTGGTCGATTGCAATATAAATCTTTAACTGACATTGGGAATTGAGTTGGATATGTGATTGATTTAAAGTGAAAAGACATTTTATAAATATATGGTAAAAAATTTAGTTTTGTCTAGTTTTTTACTCGGAAAAAATTTGGCTATGTTTTCAAATGTCTATTTACCCAATGATTCCACTGGTTCGATCTTTGACCAATCAAAAGTGCATCTTTAAAAAACCTACGAACTAACCAATAAAAGTACGAACCACTAAATATTCTTTCATCTATAGAACAAAAAAAAATCTATATAATAAACAAAAAACTTTATATTTTTAACTTTCAAAAAAATGTCTCAAGTCAATAATAATTATTTATTTAAACGATACTACACCACATTCTATTCGGATTTTAAAATTGATGCAACACCAAATAATTCAGTATGGATGGCTATTTATTATAAATGTCCTGTATGTTACAAAGAGCATGCAGTAACTTTAGAATTTGCTCCAGTATCAATTAATACTACTAGCATCACAAAAATATGTAACCAATGTAACGAAAAAAGAATAAGACTTCACAGATTTGGATAATTTTTTATATTTTTGAGGTAGTATAAAAATACTCCTCCCACCAGGTGTTTTTTAACACCATCTATCTGGTTCAACCTCAAACCAATCAAAAGTGCACCTTTGGTTCACCTATGAAAAACCAACGAACCAACCAATAAAAGTGCGAACCACCCAATATTCTTCCATCTGTACCACGAAAAAACCTATATAATAAACGAAAAACTTTATATTTTTTCAAAGTTAAGTCCCAAGCTCTAGGGACAATAATATCTTGAGTAGTAACTGTAAGGATAACTCGGAGGCGGCCTAACCAGCTACAGGCCAAGACTATATGTAGCTCCACCAGGTGTTGTTTAACACTACCACCGGATTTTTAATTTGGTGCAGGCGGCATCGGATTTTTAATTTTTTGATGCAGCACCAATTAATTGAGGCAGGCGGCATCTAATTATTTTTAGGGGAGACCAAGAAGGAATCAGTTAAAGGGGGTCATACATAACTTTTCTTCGTGATGCAGGCTGCTTTTTATTGGTTGCTTCCTGGTTCGACCAATCAAAATGCGAACCACCCAATATTCTTTTATCTACCAACCATAAAGTTCTATATAATAAACGAAAAACTATGTAATTTTTTACCTTTAATTTAAACAATTTAATTAACTAACTTTAAACTTTAATTTAAAACAACATGTCTATTAAATTTTTACAAGTACCTGTAGCAGTAGCACAACAACAACGCCAACAAATTGTAGCAGCATCAATTAATGAGGCAGCATCATTTTTACCTCAAGTATTAAAAAATATAATCATTAATGATGTAGTAGCCATGGAGCAGAGAGAATTTAAAGAAATATGTGAAATATTCGACAACACCAAAAAAAGATTAAGTTATTGTAATAATTCACGTAGTTGCTTCACTAAAAAAGAACAAGAGGTATTAAAAAAAATGAAAACTAAAAATGATAAATTATGGAGAGAGCAACATTATAGGTTTATTAGCGAACCAGATACTATAAAAAAATATGTAATGCAAGCACATGATATGTGTATTTATGTTGCAGAATTAGTAATATTTGGTAATATAAATTATATTGATGAAGCAATCATTTTTGATCCAACTGATTTTTAAATAAAAAATGTAATAGAGGGGGCTACATATGTGGTTCCCTCACACCAGGAGGCTTTAGCCACCCCACCAGGTGTTTTTCAACACCATCAAACTTTTTTTTGAAGTTGTATATGAAGAAACATTTGTGGTGTCTGATTGTATGTATGTGAATTTTAAAATATCACAAACAAGACATTACTTTCAACATATCATTAAAACCTTGGTTTCAACTTTTAGACCAATAGTTGAGCGAACCACCAAAAATTCTATTATCAACAAACCATTATTTTCTATATAATAAACAAAAAACTATGTAATTTTTTTCACTTTAACTTTAAAAATTTTTTTAACTTTAACTTTAAAACCTTTAAATACCCCACCCTACACCATGCAACAAGTATCAAGAGTACCTGCCTCAAATTATGCAACCTCAATTCCTGATGTAGTAGTAATAATGCGTGATCCTGCAACTTTTATACCTTTCTCTATCTGGTTCCCTGTAATTAAAGGTACTGGTACACATGCCCAATTAATTTCATTGTATCAAGCTATGGGAGGTACTGCACATATTAATGTAGCATGTATTATAATGCAATATGCAGAAGATTTTAGCGGTAAATTAATACAACGAGGTCTTGCTCCAAAATTAAGAGCAGTTAATTTTTTAAATGGTACAGTAGCAACTTATTGGTCTACAGGTGTACCAGCGGTAACATTAGGTAACGGCATCACTCTACCCTCCTCCATTTATATACCTGCTAATTTACATCAAATCTACCAAATGTTAGATAGTATTAAACACTGGATGGATATGTCATCTTATGACCCTGACTTACAAAATGCAGAATTAAATGAATTAAATCAAACTACCTTAGCATGTAATATTTTACAACGACATGTACTTGCAGGTGAAACTAAATTATGGCATATTACACCACGGTATATAGAAATTGATGGTAGACGTAAATTTAAAGTAATATTTAATACTTTTTGGATTGAATATGAAAGATTTTTAAATGAAATGGTAGATGCAACTGTAAATTAAATGTACTGCACCAAAAAAAAATTTGATACTGCACCAACCAATTAAAACAAGGAGATTTGGTTCTCCACCACCAAGAGTCAACGGCTCTACACCAGGTGTTTTTCAACACCAACAACTTCTTCAAAAAAAACCTAAGTACCTTGGCGAAAGGATAACTAGAAAAAAATGCAAGACTTGTGGGTCCCACAGGGTCACAGCCTGCAGGTAAACGTACTCTTAAAACAGAGTAGTAATATATACTGTAAAAAATTGCATATAAAAATATATAACTTTTTTAACCAATAAAGTTGCGAACCACCACTTTTTACATTATCAACACAACAAAAATTTCTATATAATAAACAAAAAACTTATATATTTTTTCACTTTAATTTTAAACTTTAATTAACTTTTTAACTTTTAACTTTAAACTTTTAACTTTAAAACAATGGCTCACATGATCTTAGCTGATATTACCTCTGAATTTAAAACTGAAATATCTGAATGTGGTAGTGCATCAAAATGTTATTGTATCACCTGCACCAGAAAAAGAGCAACTACCTTTAAATTATTTGCTGCCTGGAGACAAGTAGTAAGAGATCAAAAAAATCGTGCACCAGTAACTTTAAATGTAATATGTAATAAATATGCAACCAGTAAACTTCAATTTAATGAGGTAGTACAAATAGTACAATATCACGGTAATTGTAATGGTCATTATGCAGCAGGTATTGCAGCAGAAATAATAACTTATACTAATCCTCCAACTGCATCGGTAGTAGCAATTGAACATTTAAATGGTGCATTACTTCATCCTGAATGGGTAGGTAGACCTGAGGTATTAACTTATTGGTACGACCCTTTTATGTTTCATGGTGTATCAGTAAATTATTATTGGGTACGTATAGAAAGACAAAAATTATTTAAATATTTTAATGAATGCTACATGGATGCAATAATGCCTGATGTACAACATGCATTTGATAAATTAAGAAGAAGTGTACCTATGTTAAGTAGTGGTAAATTTAAAAATCAATTATATATTTTAAGTAGTGTTCGTGCAATACTTAACGGTAATGAAACCATTGAATTAAATCATGTAACATCACAAGGAGATGTAATAGGTTACTGGCATCAATATTGGTATTATTTAGAAAAAGTAGTAGGAATGTAAAAAAAATTTAAAAAAATGTAACCCGAGATAAAAATAATTTTAAAGTAGGTTAAGTCCTACACCACCAGGAGTCAAAGGCTCCACACCAGGTGTTTTTCAACACCATAAATGTTTTACAATATATTCTTCCTTATGTGTTTTTATATCTTTTGAAATATTCTCTTCTGTTGCTTTTATATCATCTGCTTCAACAAAAAAAGTAAAGTAACGTAAGTCACTCTACCTACAAATTAAACAAGGAATTGCAAAAGCTAACAAATAGATTTATACATATATATGCAAAAAAATAAAGTAGCCTAAGCCACTCTACTCTTCGCAAAATAGATATCAAAATATTACTGAAAATACTCTTTATACCTATACTGCAAAAAAAATATAAACAGTAATAAACCATTTATATTTTTGCTGGGATTTTTATTTAATATGTTAATATATATGTAAAAAAATTAGACCAATAAAACATCGAACCATAAAAATTTTTTCTATATAAAGAAAATAAAACTTTACATATTTTTCATTAAACAAAAACCAAAAACAAATTTTTTTAAATATGAGTCAATGCAAATATATAATAGTACAAGTAGAAAAGATAGTAGGTCGCAGCCTCAATCCAAAAGAGGTTGATGCAGTATCTGAAATGTATAATTTTGGATACACTACCAGACAAATGGCATGTAAGGTAAATCAATTAGCTGCTATAGAATTAGGTAATCAACGTAGAGAGGTACATTTAAAAAAATTAAAAAAACTTGGTACTACACTAAATGGATTAGAGATGCAAAAATTTAAAATGCAGGTAGATAAAGAAGATGGTATTGTAAAAGATTGGGAGCAATTAGGTTATCCTACAGCATATATAAGTGATGCAGTAGTAAAGGTAGTTAAAAAAACAAAATCAAAAGCTAAACCAAAGTTATCTAAAAAGAAAAAAAATTTTTTAACCTATCTAAAAACCAAAAAAACAAAACCTCAACCTCCTCCTCCTATAAAAACCTGTTTAGATATGTTAAATAGTATGAGTGTAGTAGATTAATAGAGAAAATAGACAACACTTATAAAACGTGTAACTTCGGTTACCACACCAGGTGTTTTTCAACACCACCAAACGACAAAAAAAGAAAAATTTGAAGTAGTCACTACCTCAAACCTTTCTTTAATTTCTTGTAACATACTTGTAAACAATTATATACAACATTCACTATGCAAAGGGAAAAAATCGGTAAAGGAAAGTGCGAAAACATAAATAACGTAACGAACTTAATTGTAATCGAATATTTTGTGAATTGAATAAGATATAAACTTTTCTTCTGCTCAAAACGAAAACGAAAAACATTTCTCGGCTTCATTATTTTTTCTTAACATTTTCTTACACATTTTGTTCTATTGGAATTTAGATTACTCTTTTTTGATGTGAGGAATAACACAACTATCCTAACCTATATGTATATTTTTACAACAAAAAATTTAGTGGATAAATCCACTTGGTGTGAGGGTTATAAAGCCCTCGTAAGATAGGGTAACTTTAAGATTTTCTCTTGAACATATCACAAAATTTCACTGGAGGCTCTTCATAACATTCTTTACAAATCAATTCATAACACCATCCAAAGAAAATAGGAAGGCGTCTTAGAGTATTAATAGCAAAGTAACGATGACAATATTCACATTCTTCTATATCTTTATCTACTTCCATGTTTTTCTATCACTATATATACTGTAAATTTTTTAGATATCTAAAGGTCCTCTCATATTAATGAAAAACGAAGGTAGGTTTAAACTAGAGTATTCATCAAACTCAAAGGCCCATACATCTTGATGGATATGGGTTATAATCACATACCCTGGTTTAGGCGCGTCACAATCAAACATATATCTCATACAAGCAGATACTTCATGTAATTCACCTTCTGTAGCATGTGCAAATACAGCTCTGATGTAAGAGGTGGTTAAATTAGCTCTAAACCTCTTAAGTCCTATTAATTTAACTTTGTGGTTCATATTAGATGGGGTAGGAATAAGGTCTGGGTCGTTGATATGTATATAAACTACCATAACTTTGGTTTTAAACATTCTAATATGGTGACGATAGTTGCTATCCACCTCAGGGTCTGGTAAGTAATTCAATATCACACTAGTTAAATACTTGTCATGATGGGTCCAATTCATAGCAACCGTATGGTAGGTAGGGTAACTATGGTTCACTATATACCTATAGGACAATTCAGGGTAAGGACTAGGTAACCAATGAAAACATCCTTTGGGTCTTTGGTTCACTACTGGGGTTATAGATAGGGTAGACATAGGGTTCAGATGGGGTACGATATATAGGTAGGGTAACGATAAGCCAATAAGATCACTACCTTAAGAACCTAGTACCTTCTATGTATTTTCTA